TTATGCTTTGTTTGTTCCGCGGCCGATGGCGTCGATAACCTCTTGGCCGGCGAGATAGTGCTTCCGGATGATTGATTCGGCATCGTCTTGCGAGTGTCCCGAGATCTCCGAAATCAGCTTGATCTTCTCATCGTGCGACCGATCGAGGTTCGCATAGGCGTATGTGATCGCCGTTCCGCGCAGGTCGTGGAAGGTCACGCCCTTGATATCGAGCCGCTTCATTTCCTTACGCCATGACGCTCGGAAGCCGCTGGACGTCCAGTTCTGGCCGAACGAGTTCACAAGCACCCTCTGACGCTCATCTTCCTTGGCCTTCCTCAGAACCGGCATGATATCCGGCGCCGCGACCACGCGAACCCTCGCGCCCGTCTTCCCCTGTTTGATTGAAACCCTTTGGCCGTCGAAAGCCAGCGTGGGCATCGTTAGGATGTCTGCCTGTCGTTGCATCGTCCAAAGGGCGATGAGGGCGACCTGGCGCAGGTGAGGGACTGCTTCAGTGAGCAGCTTCGTAAGCTGATCGTCGGACCAAATGATGTCTCGGCGTGTGCCAGAGTGAAGGCGTTCGACCTCTTCCAGAGGATTGCGCAGGATCACCTCATTCCCCTTGGCCCATGAAAAAAGCCGTGACAACAGCGCGATATGCATGTCCGCTGATCGCGGGGCTTCCTTCATGGTGTCGCGCCAGTTGATGAAAATGCGACGGCTGCCGCGGGCCTCGATGGCCTTGATAGGAAAGTTCTCGAACTTGACGCGGATTGTTGCGAGCTGTCGCTCATAGTCTCGACGCGTCGAAGCGGCCAGTTTCAGATAGCCGGCCGTCTTCCGGAATTCATCGATCAGAGATCCGATCGTTCCCTCGATCGACGCCTTTTCCCTGTCGCGGGTTAGGCGGACGTATTCCTGCGTGAAAGCCTTTGTCCCCGGCTTAGACACCATCCTCGGGGCACCTTTCCCACGCCAGGCGTAGTAATAGGTCTCAGTGTTCCCGTTGGCCAATTTGACATTGACCTTATGCACGCCGACCAACTTTCCCTCCATTGAGCCATCCCTCCAAAGCCTTTTCCGCCGTGTCTTCTTCTTGCTGGACAGCGAAATGCCGAGGCGAGAACTCTATCTCCCCTGATGGGTGCATGACCACTCGGACGTTATGCGTAGCTGCCGCTGAAGCAGCATCGGCAATTTCGGACTTGGTGTAAGTGCGGGCTCGGCTCATGGCGCGTCATCCACATTGTTTCCACAGGCGGGTTTGTTCTTCATCAGCGCATTCCGGCTCGTCACCATGGTATAGCCATCCGCAAATCGGACGAGACAGCTATTCATCACCTTGGCGCGGACGAGGACTTCGCACGGCTGGCCTTTGCGGCCTTGGCGGTCCCACCTAAAAATGTAGGGAAGGGCTGTCATCGGCTCACGATCTCCCCAGTTCGCCGGTCGACGACATCCCCATTCATCAGTTTCTTGAAGCGAGGATTCGACAGGCTGGATTTCTTCTTGCCGATGAAGGACTTCTTCGCCACTCGGGCGATCTTGGCCTTCACCTTCATCTCGGCGGCTGTCTTGACCTTGTGGGCGGCTGCGAGGGCCGGGGCCAGATTGTTCTCGCGGTGCTCGCCCCCGAGGATGAGCGCCTGGATATGCTCGATCTCCCAAGCATCGCCGGGGCGGATGGGTTGGCCGGTCAGGTAGCACTTGTGGTCGTAGCGATCGAGCACGCGGATACGGACCCGATCCGGCACCTTCTGGTCGTCTGTGCGGCCGATCCACTCCTCAACGCTCCGCATCGCCATCCTCCCGCTCGTTCTCGCGCTTCTGCTTTTCCGCCAGCTTGGCTAGGGAGAGGGCTTCGTCGATGCGCTCTATAGCGGTCTCGGCAACGAGAATTCGCTTCATCCGCTCGCCGTTGATGTTGTGCCATTCAGAGGCGGAGATGCCTTGGCGGAGTGGATCCAGCGCCGCCGCAAGCTTTTCGCATGTGGCTTCTGCGCGGGCGAGCTTGGGAGAATGATGCATGCAGAGGTCATTCGGGCCGTCCCACGAGCACCCGCAGGTTTCGTGAGGCGATAGAGCTTCGACCTTCTCCATGAGTCCATAGACTTGCTGTTGCAGCGAATCTCTTTCCGCTTCCGCCTTCTCGGCTCTGGATCGGAGGGATTTGATCTCGGCCTTGAGCAAGTCGACGTATTCACGGCTCGGAGTTGGCAAATAAATGCCGTCAGCTCTAAGTGGCGTACACCTGCGCTGGCAACCTGCTGGTGTTTGGCATTCTGGAAGGGTGCAAATGATCATGGCTTCACCCCTCCTTCGTTTCGCGGAGGGCTGCGCGGACTATATCCGGCGTCAATAGTGCGGTGTCGCCGCTGTTTGGATCCGGCATGCGGATGTAGCCGAGATCGATGCCATTCGTGATGAACTGGTCTGCCTTCTCCAAGGCCTTCCGCATCTGCTCGTTCTGGCTCTGGACAAGGCTGATGCTTTCCCAAGCCGCGAACGGATCTTCTGGCTCGCCCATGTCGCTGGCGATCTTGATCATCTCGCAGGCGAGTGCGGTAACTTGGTCCTGTGTCGCGTGGCCTTTGCCTTCGCATATGCCGCAAAGCAACGACGGGTAGCCAACGGGGCAATCTTCGTCCTGCTCGATCAGCGTGCATGGGCAAGGCACGGCCTCATCCCTCACGGCTGCTGACTGTGGTCGGGCGCTTCGCTCTGCCTTTCTAAGTGCGGTGTGGGCTTTGATGCCGAGAGCATCAAACCGGTGGTTATTCAGACGCGTTCCCGGTGCTTCGTTTCGAAGCATATCCAGCAGCTCTTTCAGAGCCTCATAGAGGTCTTGTGCAACCTCACACGCCACCGGCGCCTCATCGTCTCCTGACGTGTTTGTGAGGGCGGAGAGGCGAGAAGCGGCATCGCGGCACACAGCGGCAGCGATTAGCTCACCCTTTGATCGGAACGTTTTCTCGACCGTACGAAGCTCACCAATGATCTGGCTGTCAGGGATAACGTAATCATCGTCGATCATAGCCAAGTAGACTTCATGGGTTCGGGTGGCCGCAAGCTGCTCAAAGCAGTCCTCCATGCGCCTCAAGGCTTCTCGCAGTATACCCGCCTCTGACGTGTTTGTGAGGGCGGCGAGGTAGGCGCGGATGGCATAGCCGAGAGGCCCGCCGCCAGCTTCCGGCTCTTCGGTTGGGCATGGTGATGACATATCGGCATACTTGGCGTCATACGACCGCTTTGCCGCATCAAGCGCCTTTTCGTTCAGGTCACTCATCGCTCTTCCCTCCCTGCGGAACAGTGGTGGCGGATTGACGGGCGGGTTCGGCTTTGGAGATGGCGGCCCGGACGAGTTCAAGCTCTTCCATGAACCGTTCGTAGTGAGAATCCGGCATCGTCATGTGGTTCAATACGAACGCCATGTTGTCGGCTTGGCGCTTGAGGGCTTCAAGCAGATCTGGGGCGGCGGCGATCAGGCGAGCATTGTCTAGCGTCAGGGTGTTATGGCTATTCCCGCCAGCGATAAGTTCCTTGTATTCAGTGCCTACCGAGGTCGTGAGGGTTTCGCCGCCATGCACAAAGACGGCGCCATAGGCATTCTGGTTTACGGACCAGGGACCAGGAGTAAAACTAGACATTTGAACTTCCCCTAAAAGAAGGGTGGCCAGTTCCGCGCCGGACTTTCAGCCGGTGGTCACTTGATTTTATTGCCGAGGAGTGCCGCGCGCCGCGCGATGTACGGCCGTGGCGTTCGCGATCGTCGGCGTTTTCCTTGGCTGTCCCCCAAGCAAGGTTTTCAGCGCATGGACGCGACTTGTCGTCGTCCAGATGCCTTATCTGATGGAGGAGTGATGGTTTCGGAGGAAGGAATCTTTCAGCCACCAGCAGATGGACCGCTATGCGCTTTCTCTTCCCGCCGACTGTAATCCGAACTGAAGGATATCCGTCAGAGTTAGGTGTTTGCTTCATTTCTCGGCGGCCATAACCACGCCAGTTGCTATCAACACTGAATACTCGACCGTCTCGGGTAACGTCGTACTGGAAAGTTATCTCACCCATTGGCGTTCCCCTTCAAAGCCTGCAGCATGAAAGCCGCCTTCTGTCGTCTGATGTCGTTGACGCGACCGTGCTTCTGTATTGCCTCCCTCTCTGCCTGATCGAGGGAACGGAGGGCTGGAATGGCGCGGTAGAGCCGGCGTCGAGTCTGCCAGGATTGCCATTGTGCGAGGGCGCGCTTTATCAACCTGTTCATGCTGAGGCTGCCTTTCCGATGAGATCGACGATTTGGTCCGGCCAGATCCACCAGACAGGGAAAGCGCCTTCTTCCTCAGCTCGGCGGAAGTCGCCACCGTTGTGGCAAGGCCGTCCGAAGCTGTCGAAGCACATGGCTGTGAAGTGTTTACCGCGCCAACCTTTGGTGTCGCCGTGCTCGGTGTTGTTGTAATCAACGTGGCAGGTGAGCCAACTGCTGGCGCGATTCACCCATTGGGCATGGCTGTCGAATGTCTGGTCGGCGAATGGCGGTGCGATGCGAAACTCGCTCATGCTGCTTTCTCCAAATCTTTGAAGATGACGCCGTTACGGGTCCCCCACTCGTAGATGATCTCAATCAGCTCGATCATCTCGCCCTTGTCCAAATCGGACGAGGACCGGCCAAGGCTCGTGAAGCCGTTCCCGTCAAGGTTCGGCACCATGCGGACTTCGCGCTTGAGCGCATCTAGGAAAAGAAGCTTCCAATCTTCTGGATAGAGCCGGATTCCGTGATAGGTCGTTTGCTCGGCAACCTCCGTCAGCATAGCCCACATCTTGTCGTTCTGAGGCAAGGAGCGCTTCGAGGCCTTGAACTCGATACGCGTCCCCCAAGGAGCCTTTTGGATCCACTGCGTTGCTTTGAGGCGGTCAAAGTCGGAGTTGATGGTGATGAGAGCCCGACCCATGTCAGCCTCCAGCTATCGTTACGGTTTCGAGAACCTTCTTGTCGTCAGCAGCCTTGTTGATCGCCGCATCAATCATCTTGCGCAGCACAATCGCATCGCCGGGATGACGAGCCCAAAACATCTGCAAGCCAGCGCGGTTTGCGTCCTGCCACTTGGCGATCTTGCCGGGGTGCGTCGTCTTGATGTGCTCGGCAACGCGGTCGGCAAACTGGCCATCTGGGATATTCTCAAGCGCAAAGCCGTCATCCCACCAAACGGTGATCGAGTCCTTGCCTCCGATGGCGCGCATACGATGATCCTGGCGCTCCTGTTCGACGATCTCGGTTGCGGTAAGGTCTAGAACCTTGGCGCGATCCATTTCTGCTTCGTCGTAAAGGCCTTGGAACTGCTCGGGCCATCCGGCGCGTAAAGCCTGCATTTCAGCGCACTTGGCGATCATTAGGCGCGGCATGCGGCACCAGTTGCCGGAATCGTCAAGCGTCTGCTTGCCGGTCTTGTAGTTCTTGCCGGTGTCGTCGTTGCGCGCCCACTCTTCCTTGACAGGGGCAAACTCTTCCCAGAATGACTGGCCGGCGACTTCGTACCATTCGCCCGACTTTTGATCCTGCTTCCAGAGATAGACCGTGGCCGAGACAATGCCCTGCGGGTTGAGGTGGCTGATAAGAGCCTTATCGACCTCATACGTGGCAGGCTTCGAAGCGGGTCGATAATCGCCGCAGCGCTGCGCAATGACGCGCTGGCCGTCGCGGCTGATGATGATCGTCAGCTTGCGCTTCTCGGCATTGCCCTTGGAGAACACCATGGGGATGATCTGGCCGATGAAAGGATCAAGGCCCTTAGCCTTCGCCACTTCCATGAACAGATCGAACTCGTCGTTGTTGCAGTCCTTGGCGACGGTGTTCTTCACCAACGCTACCTGCTTCGGCGTCATGTCGAATTTGGTTAGAGCCTGCATGCTACTTCCTCCGTACGGACAGGCTCAGGGAGCCGTTGTCTAGCGTTGCGCCTGGAATTGGTTCGTTGTCCTTGAGGGCTACTGTCAGCGCCTTCTTGTCGAGCTTCGGGGCAGGGCGTTCCTGCTCAATCCAGAACTTGACCGGAATGTCGGCCTCGTTGGTGACGATCAGGGATGGAGCACGCTTTGCCAGCGTCAGCGTGGCTGTTGGCAGCCGCATGGAAGTCTGCTCGGTGATCAGCATGGCCTGTTCGATCAGGGCCTTGATGCGGTCTACCTTGGCTTCCTTCTTCCGGCGCCGCTCGGCAAAGATCTCTTCCTTCGCCTTCAGACCGACGATGTGGATTTCTTCCTCGTCGATCTCGGCCAAGGCGGCTTCGATAGCCTCGTTGAGATTTGTTTCGCCTTCTATGGTATCGGCTACCAACTCGGCGTCGTCTGCCGCGTCCTGTTCCTTCAGGTTGGCGACGAGGCGTTTCGCGGCTTCGGCTTGGCGAGCTACGTTGTATTCTACTTCCGCCATGTGATTTGCTCCTGATTTACCTTCGCGGCCCGCTCCATTTCCGGAGCGCCGACGAGGGCGAAAGAGAGGAAGACGACGACAGCGCAGCCGAAGAGGGCGAGCATGTCGCGGTTTGTCGGGTGGATGACCGGAGCCGGGATTGCCTTGCGCTGCTGCTGGCATGTGCCGACTGGGCAGGCGCACTCTCGGTAGGTTCGGAGGTCACAGCGCATCACGCGACCTCCTCAAGCTTCTGGTATGCGACAGCGCGTTCCCAATAAGCTTCCTCGCGTTCGAGCTTCTGGCGCTGGAACCTGACGGCCTCCAGCTTTTCCTCGTAGACGCGGAGGGTGAACTGCTTGGATGTCTCGCCGGGGCGACGGTCGTTGTTGATCATGGCTCGCCCCTCAATCCGCGTAGAGCAGGGTCACGACATAGCGATACTTGCCATCGCCAAGCGGCCTGAACTCGTAGTGTGGGCGGAAAGCCTTCTCCATGCTGCATCCGGGCTGGCGGTAGTCTGCCTGCCATTCAGCATGCGGGATGGCCTTGTAGACGTGCTCGGAGCAGACTGCCTCAACGTCGGAGGATGGGCGCTCACTGACGACATGGTATTCGTAGTAACTATCGCCGTAGGCCCGCTTCTGGCCTGAATGAGTATTGGTGAACGTCACGCCGTCGATGGTCTTTGTCTGTCGGTCGATATGAAGCATGTCCGTTACTCCGCTGCGATCTGGTAATGGTGTTGAAGACGGCTCTCGGCATTATGCCCGGTGAAGCTCTCGACATCGGTACGGCGCATGAGGCGGGTGAATATGAAGACCTCGCCTCCGTTTGCTTCAGCATCCGCCTCGGCCTCGTCTCGGTCGTCGTACTCGAATGCCTCTTCAGCATCCGTAGACCAGCGCATGCCAATGCCGGGGATATGGGAGAGGTAGAGGGGGGTGGTGCCGAAGAGGCCTTCCACGTTGAAGCGTTGGACGAGGGCCATCACGCACCTGCCTTTTCGGCTCGGAACGACCAGTCGGTCAGGTCGCCGATGTGGGCGGAACGCTTGGCAAGATAGCTTTGAAGCATCACCCGATTTCCATCGATCGAAATGACCTTACCGAGGCGTCCGTCGCTTACGACCATACCTACGGTCAGGCGAGTCTTGCGCTCTTCCGCTTTTGCATCGCGCTCGGCCTGAGCTGCGTTTTGGATGGTCTCCAGCGCCAGCCAAGGATCGAAGCCAGCGTTGTGCGCCGGGACGAGGCCCATGGCGTAGATCTTGCGAGCTTGTTCAATCGTGTATGCCATCTGTGCCTGTCCTCTCTCGATGCCGATCGACGTTTCGCGTGCTTCCTTGCGGGGCTCATTCGTCTCGGCTGATAGGTCTCAGATTATCCGCTATTGAGGATATGTCAAGCACAATATCCGCTATAGAGGACGAAATCGCTTGTGCTGAGAAAGGGGATATGAGAAAAAGAAATGCCCCGCACGCTTTTGCAGAGCGTCGGGGCGTTGACTGGCGGATATTTGCGAACCGTTGCCAGTGATGCTTTTTATAACGCATCCGAAACGATTTGCCAATCCGACAGAGCGCACGAAATGACGGGAACCGGTTCGGTCGTGCGTTGATGTATGGGCAAGGAACGGGATGCGATTAGGCCAAGGGTTCTCTGGCAGCGCGAGCTGGTGAGGTAGCCCTATCGTCAGGTAGCCCCTGAAAACGACCTCAAGATGTGCGGCTGGCTATAGTGCGGCACATTGCGGAATAAGCGGCGGTCGGCTCCGATGAGCAGATTTCCCCTTTCGCCCCAGGAACCCGTCATTTTATGGCGGGGTTCTTGGTATGCGGAGATTTCAACGGTCTCACCAAAGAGCAGTGACAACTTTACACTAGTGAAACAGTAATACTATTTTGGCGATCTTGTCCAAAATCCGGCTGCTGCTGGAACCGTAACAGACTGATCCACAGGAAACGTGAGGCATCCTTTCGATTCCGCCAATAGTGTCCCAGAAGAAAACAATCCTAGACCTTGCTGAGAATTTTTGTGGCCTTCGTGAGCAATTCGAGAGCTGCGTACCTGTCTTTCTCGTCGAGGCGGCTAAGACCACGCAATAGATTCTCTATCTCGCGCGCTGTATCTGGAGCGAAGGATGCTTCTAGCCTGGCAAGTATTTCAGCGTTCATGCTCCGGCCGTTGTCCACAGCCGAGTGCGCTAGTTTCTTTTTTAGTTCGAGCGGTAATCGCAAGTTGTGTCGTTGGTCATCGGTCTGAGGCATGATCGCCTTATGGCCGAAATCCTACGATGTGAAAATGGTGCAATCGTGGTGTCGGTGTGCCATAAATGTGCCATGCATACAGGGCGCGAATATGGGAGGATGATTGACGTAGGGATAGGATAATGTTCCTATAATGTTCTCACTTGGGGAATGGGGTGGGGTATCATTGCATGAACGCCGACAGCGATTATGAAAGATCAAGAAAAATGCGCGTTTCTGTTTTTGTTGGAATCATTAGCTCCCTAACTGAGGAGCAGCGGCGCGACTGTCTGAGGAAGATCAGGCTTTATCTTTCTCACGCAGGATCTGAAGGATGCCGCTCCGCATGTTCGGATTCGTCTCTATCAGAGACAGGATCTCCTGAGTTTCAGGGCTCATCTGAACGCCGTAAAGGACCTGTGTAAGGGTCACGTCGAGCACTCGGCAGATCGCGATCAGATTATCGATCGTCGGGTCTTTCCCTTCCTTCAAGATCGAATGGACATAGCCAGGTCCCTTACCCGCGCCGAGGGAAATCTCGCGCTTCGACTTGCCTGATTTTTCGATGGCGTCCTCTAGACGCGCTCTCCAGTCGTTACCGTGCATGCGCACAATATCCTCTAAATGGGATATTTCTGCACGTCTTTCATAGAGGACACTTGACGTATCCGCTTTAGAGGATATAGTGGACGTCATGGCAAACACTCCTACTGAAAATCTGCTCTCGGATGTGAACAAGTTCCTGGCCGAAACCGGCATGGGGGTCTCGTACTTCGGGAAGGTCGCTTCTGGAAATTCCGAGCTGGTAAAACGGCTGGAGTCCGGGGGCCGTGTGTGGCCGGAGACTGCGGAGAAGATCCGCGCCTTCATGAGCGAATACAGGCGCACCAAGAAAGCGGAGAGCGCAGCATGAGTGGATATGTATATTTCATCAAGCCGGTGGGGCAGGCTGGACCGATAAAGATCGGGCACTCGGAGTATCCTCCTTATCGCCTCGCTAGCCTCCAAACGTGGAGCCCGGTTGAGCTTGAGGTTGTCTCTAGGGTCGAGGGCACTCGTGAGCTTGAGAAAGCTATCCACGAACGGTTTGCCCACTGCCATCTTCGTGGCGAATGGTTCTCTCCCGACGAGGAGCTTGTTGCCCTCGCTGAAGGTGTGAGGGACGGCCGGAAGATTGAAGATCTGATCGACCTCAAAGCCAAGACGGGCAAGCTCTTCAGGCGGCCGAACACCAAGAGCCCAGTGGCAAAGATTGTTGGAACCTACAAGCTTCGCGTCGAACGCGCGCGGCAAAGGGGTGGGGCGCTCCGAGGGAAACACATGGACCTTTCTGATGAAGTCCGTGCGATCCTTAATTCCGCAGGTGGATACCGTCAGGATTATCGGGAGCTGACGCAAGACGAAATCTCCACGCTGGAGGCGTTCATTGAAGAGTGCCGCAACTATCGAAAGGTGGCCGCATGACCGACATCCTCTCGTGGCTTTCAGCCTCTCTCGCATACCTGATCACCGTTTCCATACTCTGGCATCAAGACGAAATCGCCGCTCTCGCAAACGAGCGAAAGGCGAAGGAGGAGGGACGCATATGAGCAACTTTCGCGTAGGCCAGAAGGTCGTGTGTGTCGACGATGCAGTCGACCGCAGTGATGTTCCAGAGGGGGCAAGGATAGTCGGGGAAGGGATGGACGGCCTTCGCAAAGGGGCGGTGTACACAGTACGTGACATTTTCTTTTGCCCAGGTTGGAAGGAGGCGGTCATTCGCCTCTGCGAAATCAAGAGGTTTCCGTTCAACCGCGTCGGCAAAGTTGAATACGAAAGCGGGTTTGCGCCTTGGCGCTTCCGACCCGTCGTCGATCGCAAGATAGACATAAGCATCTTCACCAAGCTTCTGAAGACTAAGAGCCTGGAGGAGTTGGTCCCATGACCGAGCTCCCCTCCTACCTTCTCGACGCCCTAGCCATCTTCGACGAAGCAAGCGAACACCGAGACGATCAATCCTCCCAAGCCGAATATCGCACTCCGTTTGAACGGATGAAGGCTGCGCTGCGGCAGGCCATTGAGGAAATTGAAGCGAGGGCAAACGAGCAATGAACGACACGGTTTACATGCTCCTCCTGATCTTCGGCATTCCAGCGATCGCTATCGCCATCCTCGTCCTAGCCATCTGCAAGACATCAGGTCGATGCAGCCGCAGGGAAGAGAGGGAACTTGACCTGCTTTGCTATGGGGCCGTCGAAGGCGCGCTCAACGATTTCAAACCTGAGCCTCAGTCCTCCTCCTCCCGGTAGGGGCTCGGTAGCTGGGGCCCGTCTCTCCTCTCCCGGGCGGGCTCCAGCGACATTCTCGGCAACTTCCACGTTGCCATCAATCGAACGGCTATGGAGCCCAACTGCTCAAACCCCAAGTCGGGCTCCATAGCATCAATCGAAGCGACAGGCGGCGGCGAAACGCTTCGATGAATGAGAATAACGGGTTCCCGTGTTCCCACGTCGGGCCTGCGAGACGAAGGGGCTAACTTGCCCCCTGCAACAAGGGCAGCGGCCTCTTCGTCTCCAATATGAGTGATCCTGTTGGTCATCATCAGCTCCTGAACAAGGCTGAAGATAACCGCAGGAGAATCCAAGGTGTTGGAAAACCACACAGAGAATTTGGAGCATTACTCCAAGAGGCAAAAGGGCATGAGTGACACGATTTCAGCTCAGTGGATGATGAGGGAAGCCTTCCCGCGCGATTATCATGGTGGGTACAAAGCCGCCGTGTACGCAGCGTATCGCTTCATTTCCCCACGCGTAAAAAAGAAGTTCACCCCCAGACGCGCGGCGGCGATCTGGAACGGTGAAGCACGTCGAATTGACATGGAAGAAGCGGCTGCGCTCGAGGCAGCCCTAATCGAGGAACACCACAATGAAACCAAGCGCCTCCGTGCCCGTCTGGCTGCACTGGATGAAAAGATTGCCGCGTTCACTCAGGGGCAGGCTGGCTAAGCACTGGCGAGACGTGGCCGGCAAGCGGATTGAATGGGCAGATTGGCTGCTCGACGATGAGAAGAAGGACGACGAGTGATGCCGCAGTTCAGGAAGAAGCCGGTCGTTGTCGAAGCGGTTCTCTGGACCGGCAAGAGGCTTGAACCGGGCGCCACACCTTGGATCACGGAGGCGCTGAATAAGGGCACGCCAGACCGGCCGGGGGCGATCATGCGGATCGGTGAAACGGTTCATACCGGAACGCTTGAGGGCGTGATGATTGCTCAGCCTGGGGACTACATCATCCAAGGCGTTAAGGGCGAGCTTTACCCCTGCAAACCAGACATTTTCGCGGCGACCTACGACCCCGCAGACTGACGTTCCCCCGGCGTCTCTACCTCCAGAGCACGCCCAACTGAACTGGGGCCGAGAATGACGCCAGCGATTTTCTTCAAGCGAGGTGACTGAATGCCGAAGAGAAAGCACACAGACGAGACAATCTTCGAAGTTCGGCGCCTCCTAGCTGCCGGCACGGCTCAATCCTCTATCCAGGCGCAGACCGGCGTCCCTCAGCCCACGATCTCAAAGATCAATACATTTCGTCTCGTCCCAGTGGCAGAGATGCCGCTGGCGATACCAACAGCACTTGAACTGTTCCATATGGGCAACGACTACATCGCCATCGGTCAGTTTTTGCATATCTCGGAAGCGGAAGTAGAGCGCCGGATGGGGCTCAAGCGAGCCAAGCGCCTCGGAGAGGTTGGTGCGCGTGGCGGCGGCACAGATAGCTCGCCTCGGATCGGAACGCCGGCGGCATTTCGGAACCTTCTGATTTCGATCGCGCGCAGTGCGCAGCCAGTCAGAGCATTGGAGGCGGCTGAATGACCGACCCCGCCGACATGATCCTTTGGCTCGATCGTCGCATAGCCTCCGCCATGACGTGGCTCGACGACCACGGACGGGAATCCAAGAAGCCTCGCCCTGAAGGCGATATCCAAACCAAGGAATACGACATAGCCCGCTTTGAGGAGATCAAGGTTGCCTACGTCAAGGCTCTCAATCGGAAACTGGCGAGCGAGGCGGCAGCATGACGATGCATTTCCACCTTCCGTATCCGCCATCTGCCTGGGATCTCTACGAAGGCTGGGGCATCAACCGCCGTCTATCCGGTCCCTACAAGAAATGGCGCAATGACGCTGGCTATTTCATCAAGGCCCCTAAGCTGCCGATCTCTGCGCCATTCTCGCTCCACATCGCGCTTAAGCGCCAGAACAAGCGCCAGGATCTCGACAACCGCTCCAAGGCGGTCCTCGACTGCCTCCAGCACTACAAAGTCATCAAGAACGACAATCTCTGCGAACGGCTAACGATGACATGGGCGGAAGACCTTCCGGCCGAATGCGTCGTGCTGCTCCAGACAGCGGAAGAAGGGCTAGCAGCATGACGTGGTTCTTCGACCCTCTAGTGCCGCTCCACTACGAAATGATCGTCATCGATCCGCCATGGGGCTTTGACCTCTACAGCAAGGAAGGCGCGAAGAAGTCAGCGCTGGCGAAGTACGAACTGATGACCGACGCCAAGATCCTGTCGCTTCCAGTCGGCAAGCTCGCCAGCATGGATTGCCTTCTCTACTGCTGGGCAACAGCGCCGCAGCTTCCGTTGGCAATCGACTGCGTTAAGGCATGGGGCTTCGAATACAAGTCCTTGCTGATGTGGCGGAAGACGACAGCCTCCGGGAAGATCCGCATGGGCACCGGCTACCGAGTCCGCACGACCGGCGAGGCCGTTGTTGTCGCCACGTTAGGCAATCCGAAGCAGACAGCGATTCCGCAGACCGTATTTGACGGAATCGCCAGAGAACACAGCCGCAAGCCTGAAGAGTTCTACGCGCTTTGCGATCGCGTCATGCCGCACGCGCGCCGTGCCGATGTTTTCGCCCGCGAGGAGCGCGCCGGCTGGCATTCATTTGGAAACGAAGTCACGAAATTCAACGAGGTGGCAGCATGAGACAAGAGCCTGAAGGGTTTCCTGAGTTCTGGGGCGTCTGGCGCCCTCACGCGCGGCACACTGACGGTCGCGGCCTCGCACGACAAGCTTTCGAGAAGCACCTGAAAGACGGCGCATGCGCTCAAGACATGATCGACGGCGCAAAGCACTTCTTCCGCACCATGAAGGACCGCGACAAGGAGTTCGTTCCCCTCTGCGCCACTTGGCTGAACCGCGGCGCCTATGAGGAATTAGCCGAGGCAGAGCGCGCATGGAACGAGCGTGTAGCCCAGCGCCAGCAGCAGACGAGCAACGTCGTCACCATGCAGGTTGTTCTACCGAAGAACCATTTCCAGCGCCAGAACAGAGCATAGAGGATCCAGCCCAATGAACATGAGACCAGACATCGACATCGAGAAGGCAGCCCAGATGTGGAACGACGGGTTCACATCAAGCGAACTATCGGCTGAGTTCGGCGTCAAGCGCGATGTCATTATGGGCGTTATCGCCAGGAACCGGCCGCTGTTCAAGCCAAAGCGGTCTGATGTGGACATGGAACATGCCGCCAAACTGTGGGCGCAAGGTTGGACCATGGCAACCATCGCCACCCGTGTCGGCTGCTCTGAAACGAAGATGAGGGCGACAACCAGAAAGCACCGCGATCTTTTCCCGAGGAGAGAGCGGGCGTCTGTTCTTCGAGAGCGCAACTGGACGGCAGAAGACCTTGAGCGCGCCTCTAAGCTTTGGGCGTCTGGCGCTTCGGCCAAGGACATCGGCCGAGAGTTCAGCGTCAGCAAGAACGGTGTACTGGCCATCGCCTTTCGCCACCGTGATCTCTTCCCGCTTCGCAACAAGGCTGGTCATAAGGCAGTGCGCAATTCGAAGCCAATGGCCTCGATCATGCCTGTGCGCCGTGCCGTCATCGTTCCCGACTTCGGCCCAGAAGAGCCGCAGATCCCCGCAACCGAATACGATCTCATGCGCCTTCCACATGCCAAGACGCTTGTCGATCTGGATCCATGTGAATGCAAGTGGCCTCTGACGGCAGGTGGCCCATTCCTTTTTTGCGCAGAGGTGACCGAGAAGCGCGGCCCATACTGCGCCAATCATCTGGAGCGGTCATTGCCAGCACGAGAAAATAGAAGGGTCGCAGCATGATCTACGTGACGGGCAAGCAACTAGCCGGAACGGTCGCTATGTGGGCAGTGCGGCAATCGCCATATCAGACACCGGATAATCTTGATCTTGTTGTTCGGCAGATACAGGAAAAGTTCGCACCGAACACCAGCTTCGGGATGCTGATGTTCGAGGAGAGCAACAGCCTTCGCCGGTACGTCTCCAAAATCCTCCGGAGCATTCCGGAATATGTGAAGTGGAACGACCGCAAGAACGGCAACGACGCTCCCTTAAAGTTCTCGTCGGCCTATGATCTTCCCGGTGATCCGGACGACGATTTCATCGATTTGGACGCGCTAGAAGGCAATGTAGCCCGATCCATCTCATCAGAAGACTAACGAGGAAGAGGCGGAATGGCATCAAAGGCGGCAAAACTTCGATCCAAGAGAGCATCCAGCAAGGCAGGGCGTCCCCGTAAGGAGAACGTAGAGCGATACCCGAGCGGCGACATCAAGCGCCACGAAACAGAAAAGGAAGCTCTCAGCGTGGCACTGGAAGCACGGAAGCGCATTCACGGCCTATCAGAAAACAACGCCCTGGCTGGCTACACGCTGGGGCGCATGTACCTCGATGGCTCTATTAGCGACGAGCAGCGCAAGGCTGGCGACGAGTATGCGGAGATCATCGCCCGATATCACCGGATGGTAGGCATCCCGGCTCCTAGCGCCCGAGCGCAATCGCTGTTCTCGGTCAAGGGTCATGATGGCGAAGTGACCGACAGCCTCGCCAAGCGAGCACGAGACGCCAGCAACCGCATGATGGAAGTGACCGGCATCCTGCTTCGCTGCGAAGATGGGCCGCAGGTCAAGGGAACGGTCCATAACCTGTGCGTAATGGATTACGAGCATCTTCGCGGAATGGCCCCGCAGCAATTGTTGTGGCTTAAGCGGGGATTGAACGCTTTGATCAAGGCGAAGGAGTTGCGTGAGAAGGGCAAATCAGTTATGAGTTGGGATATTACATCCTCAGAACTGTCTGTTGTTTGAGGCTTAGCCTCCCAAAGGATTCCGCGTTACGCGCTTCCGACAGTGCGCGGTCTTAGAATCTCGGAGCGTGGCGGCAGAGTAGGTGAAAGACCCTGAGATGCCGTAGGGGACGCGAAACCGATCAGTAGGATGCCTTAAGTGGCGTCAGAATCTCGGCCCCTTACTCAAATCCTTGTTCGCAAGGTCGGCAGGCTGGCCTCTGCCGTTCTCATTCAGGAGATATCGTGGATCATCCCCTCGACATCCTCCCAGATCCCTTCTCCTCCCTAGACAACTGCTGCTACATGCGCAGAGCCACCATGGACGGAATAGAGGGCTACGTTCTTCTAGACTGCGACGGAGAGGTTGAGTTCTTCACCGACAACCGCAGCAGCATATTCTTCCATGCCGCAAAGCATGAGCTAACCGTGGTGGTGCCGAATTGATAAAGCGCAAGCTCGGGTGTCATCCAAGATTTGCCGTCCTGAATTGCCGCCTTCCAATCGTTCCGGCTTTCGTGTGGCATGTTGCAGGCCGGAAGATGTTCGACAAACGCTTCTCGCCGTCCATCCGACGCATGTGGAAGCTAGGCAACTACGGCATCTGACGTGACCCGCCCCATTCTCATCCTCCTCACCATAACCCTCCTAGCCATAATAGCCGCCTCCATCACTTCATGCGCTGCTCCCCAGGTGTGCAGGTATTGCTGGGTGGCGCTTTGATCATCGATCTCAACGCAGAGCGAGACAAGCGAAACGCCCCAGACGCCGAGCATATCAGAACAGACCAATTCGGCCGTCAGATGTTCCAATACCTCTGCGATTACAGGATGAACGATTCAGTCTGGTCTCTCCGCATCTGGGCATACTCGCAGGAAGACGCAGAAGCACGGATTGAGGCAATCAGAGGCTCGCTCGCGTATCTCGGGCAGCTTTATACGGTAGTTTCGTAGAAAATTCGTATCGCGAAATGCGAAGGGCCTACCGGCCAGCAGGAATAATATTCCACCAGACCCGAAAGGGAGTGGAGACCACGCATGAATAAAATAGAGGACAACAATAATCTTTCGCGAAAGGGCGCTGGCCGCCCGAAAGGAAGCCAGAACAAGGTTTCCAAGGCAGCGAAGGATGCAATAGCCGAGGCGGCTGAACAACTCGGCGGGGCAAAGCGCATCGTAGCATGGGCCAAGGAAGCTCCAGAGAACGAGCGCGCATTCTGGGCCACGATCTATCCGAAGCTCATCCCGGTTCAATTGGCCGGTGACGCTGACAACCCGATCAATCACGTTCACACCATCGAACGCCGCATTGTCCGTCCTTCAGATACCAACGGCTGAGGTTTTCGAGCCTCTTCTCGCCCCATCTCGATACAAAGGCGCAAAGGGCGGGCGTGGCTCTGGCAAGTCGCATTTCTTCGGTGGCCTGATGATCGAGGACCATCTCGCAGAACGCGGAATGCTTTCGGTCTGCATTCGTGAGGTGCAAAAGACGCTGGCCGACTCCTCGAAGCGATTGCTAGAGGGGAAGCTAGCTGATTTCGGCTTAGGCGAAGCGGACGGCTTCAAGGTCTTCCGCGATACGATCGAAACGCCAGGAGATGGCGCGATTATCTTCCAAGGCATGCAGGATCACACTGCGGAGTCGATAAAGTCTCTCGAAGGCTTCAAGCGGGCTTGGTGGGAAGAAGCACAGACGGCCTCGGCTCGATCGCTAAACCTGCTCCGGCCGACGATCCGCGCTCCAGGCTCGGAGATCTGGTTTAGCTGGAACCCGCGCCGCAAGGTTGACCCTGTTGACCTGATGATGTGCGGCGATGAGCGGCCAACTGGTTCGGTTCTCGTCACAGCCAATTGGAGAGACAACCCCTGGCTCACTCCCGAACTGGAGCAAGAGCGCCTCGACTGCCTCCGCATGCAGCCCGACCAATACGACCACATCTGGGAGGGCGGGTATTTGAGCGTTGCATCGGGCGCCTACTACGCCAGACATCTCGCGGACGCCAAGAATGAAGGCCGCATCGGCAAGGTAGCCGCTGACCCGCTCATGACCATCCGGCTCATCTGCGATATCGGCGGCACTGGCGCACGAGCTGACGCATTCACGATCTGGGCATGCCAATTCATCGGCAAGGAGATCCGGTGGCTCGATTACTACGAGGCGGTTGGGCAACCACTGGCATCGCATCTCAACTGGTGCAGGTCAAAAGGATACACGCCAGAGCGGGCGCAATTCTGGCTGCCGCACGATGGCTCGACCAACGACAAGGTTTACGACGTTTCCTACGAAAGCGCGCTCCGTGAGTCCGGCTATCGGGTGACGGTCGTCCCTAATCAGGGGAAGGGCGCCGCATCTGCTCGCATCGAAGCAGCAAGACGCCTGTTTCCGAATATGTGGTTCAACGAGGCGACGACCGAAGGCGGGCGCGCTGCTCTCGGCTGGTATCACGAGAAGAAAGACGACGCTCGCGGCATTGGCCTTGGCCCAGAGCATGATTGGGCCTCGCATGGCGCAGACGCATTCGGCCTTGGCTGTGTCGTCTACGAAGAACCGACAGTTGCAAAGAAACGAGATCCCCGCGCTTCAGGCGTTGGAGGCTGGATGGCGTGATGGCTGAAGAGAAGAAAGACGATCTGCTCTCCGAGGGCAGGACGGCGTTCGAGCGCTGCCAGGATGCAGAGTCCGACAACCGGCAGACCGCGCTCGACGACATCCGTTTCTCTCGCCTCGGTGAGCAATGGCCGCGTGACATAGAGAAGCAGCGCAGGGATGAGTTTCGCCCTTGCCTGACCATCAACAAGATGCCTGCGTTCATTCGCCAGGTGGTCAACGACAGCCGCCAGAACAAGCCGTCGATCAAGGTTCACCCCGTCGATAGCAACGCGGACCCAAAGACGGCTGAAGTCATCAACGGCCTGATCCGCAACATCGAGTACACGTCCAATGCTGACGTGGCCTATGATACCGCGATAGAGCAGAGCGTTTCAGGCGGCTTTGGCTATTGGCGCGTTGGGATGGACTACGCCTACGAAGACACCTTCGAGATGGATCTCTCCATTGAGCGCGTGGCTAACCAGTTCTCTGTCTATGGCGATCCGGACAGCATGTCGGCCGACTCCGCCGACTGGAACGTGGCGTTTGTCGTCGAGCCTATGCGAAAGGCCGAGTTCAAGGCCAAGTACGGCGACAAGAAGAACGCGGAAGGCGCTGACGTTAACGTCGATTTCGAAAGCGATGCATGGGCAAACGCCGGCATCTGGGTCGAAGACGAAACTGTCATGGTTGCCGAGTGGTGGAAGCGTGAGCCGATCGAAAAGGAGATCGTCAAGCTTTCCAACGGCCACGTGTATTCAGCCGAGGATCTTGCGAATGACATAGACCTGCAGGCTATGATCGATGCTGGCGTGCTTCAGGTCGTCGGCAAGCGCACGACGCGCTCCCACAAGGTGACGCAGATCATCATGTCGGGCGCCGACATCCTTGAGAAGAATGACTGGCCTGGTTGCTACATCCCGATCATCCCGGTTTACGGTGACGAGATCGTGGTGGAGGGCAAGCGTTACTTCCGTAGCCTGATCCACAGCGCCAAGGATGCGGCGCGGATGTTCAACTACTGGCGCACGACGAGCACGGAGCTTGTTGCACTCGCGCCTCGTGTGCCGTGGATTGGCCGCAAGGGAACGTTTGACAGCGACGTGGACCGTTGGGCAACCGCGAACACGCAAAGCCACGCGTTCCTTGAGTTCGACACCGAGTCGCCAATCCGTCAGCCTCTCGACGTTGGCCCAGCCGCAGGAGCCCTGCAGGAAGCGCTTAACGCCTCGGACGACATGAAGGCCATCATCGGCATTTATGACGCATCCTTGGGCGCCAGATCGAACGAGACGAGCGGCAAAGCCATCATGGCACGGCAGCGGGAAGGGGACGTAGCGACATTCCACTTCATCGACAACCTTGCCCGCGCCATTCGTCATACCGGCCGCATCCTGATCGACCTCATCCCGAAGGTCTACAGCGATGAGCGCGTTATCCGTGTCCTGGGAGAGGATGGGTCTCCCCGTTCGGTGCAGATCAACAGCGGGCAGCCGCAACCGGTCGTTGGCTCGGACGGCAAGCCGCAGGAAGACGAGCAGGGCCAAGCCATCATGGCGATGCATGACCTGACGGTCGGCAAGTACGACCTGACTGTCACAACCGGCCCGAGCTTCACGACCCGACGCGAAGAAGCCGCGATGCAGATGACGGAGTTCGTCAGAGCCTTCCCGGCTGCTGCGCCTGTCATTGGCGACCTTCTGGCGATGAACCTCGACTGGCCTGGAGCCGACGAGATTGCCGAGCGTCTGAAGCACATCAACCCCGCACTACAGAACAAGGGCTTGCCGCCTGAAGTTCAGCAGATGATCCAGCAGGGCCAGCAGGCTATCCAGCAGCTTACGCAGGAAGTCGAAGCCCTGAAGGCCGACAAGTCGATAGACCAGTACAACGCCGAGACCAAGCGCATGGACGTTGTGGCTGGCATCCAGAACGACAAGGCGAAGACAGCCATTTCCGCAGCCGGTCATATCGCATCGCTCGACCGCCCTGCACCCCAACCCGCGCGCCAAGGGTAAGCGGCGCTCTTTCCAACCCACCAAACCTTGAACGGAGTGGACCTCGATGCAAGAGGCTTTGACGGCTGTTGCCGATGCACAGGCTATGCCTGCAGGCGGAGAGCAGCAGCAGAATGCAGCGAATGCCGGTGACGTCGCGGAGACAGAACTGGAGAACAACACCGAGGTCGTAGAAGGCGAAGAGGGCGAAGGTGAAGGCGAACAGCTTGAGCCCGAGCTTGCCGACGTTGAATACGAAGGAAAGGCCTACAAGCTGCCTCCGGAGCTGAAAGACGCTCTCCTCCGGACTGCAGACTATACCCGCAAGACTCAGGAAGTCGCGGAACAGCGCAAGTCTGTCGAAGCCAAGATGGCCGAGGCCCAGGCGAACTACCAGACCTCTCAGGAGGTCATCGAGGCAAGATCGGTCATTCACTCGATCGATTCCCAACTCAAGCAATACGAGAACGTCAACTGGCAGCAGTTCGTCAACGAAGATCCGATGAGCGCCCAAGCTTCTTGGATCCAGTATCAGCAGCTCCAGCAACAGCGCGGTCAGGTCGCTCAATACCTCGACAAAACGCAGGCAGACTTGTCCGAGAAGGCGAAACTGGCAACAGAAAATCGCCTCCGGGAAACAAGAGCGTTTGCGGAGAAGGAACTTACGGGCTGGACGCCCGATCTGGATAACAAGATCACGGATTTTGCGACCAAGGAACTCGGCTTCGAGCGCGACAGCCTTCGACAGCAGTACACGCCTCAGGTCTACAAGACCCTGTATCTTGCCCACATCGGCCACCTCGCTCTCCAGAAGCAAACAGCCGCCCCGAAACCATCGGCGCCGGCAGCCCAACCCCTCAACAAAGTGACAGCGCGAGCAAACCCGCCTCCATCGGGACTCGATGACCGTCTTTCCGCTGATGAGTGGCTGAAGCGCCGTCAAGCGCAGCTCGCCAAGCGGGGCTGATCCCCAACATCAGATAGAACTTTCGCCCAACCGGTAATTGGGGAAGTTGCTAGAAAGACACCGCTTTCGTAGCGTTCCTGCTTTGATTCCAAGCGCCTCTGATGCCTTGGAGAACGAGTGGTAACGAACACCATCAATCTCGCAGGCCATGGCGTTAGGGCTCTGTGCGCTCATAAAAGCGCGCACCTCTGCGCTCATCTTCGTCCCAACTGGGCGCGGCGGCGGTTTTGCACCAAGTCTAAGTGAAGCCTCGCGCTGCTTTTGCTTGGTCTCATCCGAAGTCTTCGACCCAATGCGGAGTTCTCTAAGCCGCTGCTTGCCCTCTTCGGACATGTTGTGGCCACGAGAAATGCCTTCATGGCGCTCACCCATGTGAGTTTTAGGAGAGAGCCACTCTAGGTTCTCAGCGCGATTGTCGGTCTTGTCGCCATTGACGTGGTGAACGTGGATAGCGCCCTCTGCGCGATCACACCAACACGTAGCGACCATTCGGTGAACCAGTCTATGCCGCCCGACCTCAAGGTATCCCCCTGAGTGCGATCTCGGTTCAATTGGTTGAAGCTTTTTTAGCAACTTGCCGTCGCGAGACACGGCGTACAAGTGATCGAAGAAACGATATTCGATGCCTTCGTATGTGGTGCTGAGCATATAGACGGCCTCCTGTTTTGACCCAACAGGACGGTAACCGCGATAGGGCTATCTGTCAAGCCAACAAGGACAAGGTTTGACCCATGGCTAATACGATCCTCACACCCACTGCGGTGACGCGAGAAGCGCTCCGCATCCTCCACCAGAAGCTCAACTTCGTCGGCTCGATCAACCGCCAGTACGATGACAGCTTCGCAAAGTCGGGCGCCAAGATCGGCGATACCCTGAAGATCCGCCTTCCTAACCAGTACACCATCCGAACCGGCAAGACGATTGCCACGCAGGACGTGTCTGAAAACAGCGTATCGCTTCAGGTCGCCACCCAAAAGGGCGTTGACGTCAACTTTTCGTCTGCGGAACTCACCCTTTCGCTCGACGACTTCTCGAAGCGCATTCTTGACCCTGCAATGGCCGTCCTCGCTGCAAACATCGAGTACGATGCCATGAGCATGTACAAGGATGTCTATAACGCGGTTTGGACCTCCGGTTCTGCCATCGCGTACAACAACATCCTGTCCGGCCGCGTTCTGATGAACAACGCTCTTGCTCCGCTGACGGGCCGCACTGCAAACCTGAACTCCCAGGACATGGCGGACCTCGTCAAGGACACCAAGACGCTGTTCAACGACCAGGCGCAGCTCTCCAAGCAGTACCGCGAGGGCTACATGGGGCGCGCTGCAGGTTACGACTTCGTGGAAAACACGCTTTGGCCCGGCAATACGCGCGGCGCTGAAGATACCAACTACGTCGTCAACACCTCCACTGGCATCACCTCCGGTTCGGCTACGATTGCCGTTACTGGCGGCACAGGCGCGATGGTCAAGGGCGATGTCTTCACCATCGTCGGCGTGAACTCTGTCCACCCGGAAACGAAAGTCGATTCCGGCGTTCTTCAGCAGTTCGTCGTCACGGCGGCAAACGCTGGCGGCGCGGGCAACATCACTGTTTCCCCGACTCCGATCACCTCTGGCGCAACGCAGAACGTTGTCATCAACTCGGCTGGTGCCGGCAAGTCAATGGTCTTCGCAGGCACTGCGTCGGGACAGGACACGACCTCGTTGCTGTATCAGGAAGACGCCTTCACCTTCGCCACGGCCGATCTGGTCATGCCGAACGGTGTCGATTTCGCACGTCGCGAAGTTCAGGACGGCATCTCTCTGCGTATCGTCCGCCAGTACGACATCAACAACGACAACCTGCCGTGCAGAATCGATGTTTTGTACGGATATCGCACGCTTCGCCCGCAGTTGGCGACTCGTCTCCACTTCAACTGATCTGGATAAAGGATCTCCACAAGGAGCATGGACATGGCAGTAGAATATCTCAGCGCGGGTTCTCCCGACGGTACTGTAATGGGCCGGTCCTCCACGGACAAAATCGGCTTTTTCAATGCCACCCCGAGCGTTCGGGCCTCAGGCTTTACCGCCCCGGCAGGAACGGCAGCCACCAACAGCACGCCGTATGGCTACAGCCAGGCGCAGGCTGACGCAATCGTCACTTGGATTCGCGCAGTTGACGCGGAACTGAAGGCCAAGGGCCTGATTGCCTAAACCAACTCGGAGCGCGTCATATGACAATCAGCACCTACAGCGAGCTTAAAGCGGCAGTTGCCGACTGGATGGCGCGCTCCGACATTTCCGGCAATGTTGCCGACTTCATCACCTTGGCAGAGGCTAGACTGAACCGCCTTCTTGGCCCTGTAGGGACGACTGCGAACCTGACTGGCATCATTGGTGCGCAAACACTCGACATCTCGTCCTTGTCCGTTCAGGAGCCGCAAAATCTCTATGTATCTGAGGGCGTGTCTGACTACTTCGTCGTTCCTCGCGCTCTAGGCACATACTCCACGACGACGGCCCAAGGTCGCCCGACGATGTGGGCTATCGAGGGCGATACGATCACCTTCGATCGCCCGATGATCTCGGCCTACGCCTTCCGCTTCGTCTACCTCGGCCGGTTCGCGCTCTCGGATTCGGCGCCTACCAACGAATTTCTCACCAACCACCCGGATCTCTATCTAGCGGCGGCGATGGTCTGGGGCTGTGGTTACGTCAAAGACCAGTCAGGCGGCGTCTGGAAACAGATGCTCGACGAATTCACGGCAGAGGTTGCCAGCGACAGCGCCCGCAAGAAGCGCTCGCAGCTCACCGTTGATCCCGGCTTGGGATCGATCGGCCGCTATCGCTACAACAGCACGGTCGATTCATCGCTATGATGATCCCATTCCCGAATTTTGAGCCAGACAAGAGCCCGTTCGAAGGCTCCAGCAGCGCCAACGTCGTCAACGCGCAGCCTGTGGCGAATGGTTGGGGACCGATGGCAGGGCTGACGATTGTTTCCTCTGCTCTGCCTGGAGAATGCCGGGGCGGCGTCTACGTTCGCACGGCTGCCGGCAACTATGTCGTGATAGCAGGGACGGCAACGCGCCTCTACAAGCTCAACACGACGGACTACACATGGACGGACATCTCAGGCCCGAGCGCACCCTATAACGTGCCGCTGCAGGATGCTTGGACCTTCACCCGCTTTGGCGACAAGCTGGTGGCACACAACATCTCTGATGCGATTCAGGTCTACGACATCGAGGCGGCAGGAAATTTCTCGGATCTCGGCGGCAGCCCTCCAAAGGCGAAATATAGCTGGGTGGCCGGTGATTTCCTCGTGCTTGGCTATCTCGAAGGCACGAACGGGCAGAAGACGGTTCGCTGGTGTGGCGTCAACGACATCACGTTCTGGACGATCAAGGAGCGCGGGGCAGACTTTCAGGAGCTGCCGGAAGGCGACGAGGTTATGGGCGGCTTCGCTGAGCAGGGCGGCTTTACCGTTGTCCAGCGCGCGGCCATGCAGTTCTTCCCGTTTGCACCGGCATCGGGCTTCACCTTCACGCGCACGGTGCTCAACCCGAAGCAGGGAACGCTTGCGCCTCGGTCGATCGTCTCCATTGGCCCCGGCCGGTTCTTCTATCTCTCGGAAGACGGCTTCTTTGGCGGCGTCGATCGCCAACCGATCGGGGCGGAACGAGTGGACCGCTGGTTCCTTGAGCAGATCGACCAGACGTATTTGGGCGACGTGCAGGGCTCGGCTGACCCATTTGAGAAAATCGTCTGGTGGAAGTATCGCGCACTGAACGGCAATTTCTACCGGATCGGCTACGATTGGCAGCTTGACCGCTGGTGCACGACTGACATTGCAGTTGGCGAGATGATGGCGCTGGCTACTCCCGGCATTACGTGGGATGGCCTCGATTTGCTATATCCCGACATTGCCTCGGTTTCGGAAGCCTTCGACAGCCGCGTGTTCTCCGGTGGTCGCCCGACCTTCGCGACGTTCACGACTGACAACAAGCTGGCCTATTTCTCGGGACCAGACCTTGAGGCGACGATCGACACGGCAGAGATCGAGATCAGCCAGGACACGCGTACCTTCGTCAGCAGCGCTCGAGTAATCACGGACGCCCCGATATCCGGCTTTACGCTGGCAGACGGGGTTATGGCCTACCACGGCGATAGCGTCACATGGTCAACGGCCAATTCGGCAAACAGGGCAGGGTTGGTTCCTTTCCGGTCTGACGGTCGCCTGCATCGGTTCCGGCTTGTCATTGCAGAGGGCACGGTCTGGAGCATCGCCAGCGCTGTGAATGCCCATGGCGTCGGGAGCGGTGAACAATAAATGAGCGTTCAAGGAACATATATCGGCAACGTCGCAACACCTGTCTCGGTGGTCATCTCTGGCACGTCGAAGAACGACATTGTCACGGCTCCTGACGACTCCCTGACGGTGGCGGCGGTTTCGATCGCGAATGACACGGCTGGCGCGATCGTCTGCAAGCTCTACTGGTTCAGGAACGCCAATTCCACGGACTATCTCATATGGGAAAACAGCGTTCCGGCAAACAGCACGCTCATCGTCTCCGATATCCCGATCCGGTTGGCTGAAGGCGACAAGATCAAGGCCATCGGGAATACCGGCATCTTCGTGACGGCCATCAACCTCCTGAACCTCCCGTTTGGCGCTCGATGAAGATAGGCATAGCGAATGCCGTCGAGGTCGATCAGGTCTGGCCTCTCTTCTCCGCGCGCCTGCAACAGGCCTGTGAACGCACCGGGGGCGACATCTCGTCCGGTGAGATGTGGCAGATGTGCCGATCTGGGCAGGCGTTCTGCGTGGTCGTGTTCGACGAGGCAGGGCCAAAGGCGATCCTGATCATGCAGTTCCAGAAATGGACCGCGAAAACCGTCATGCGCTGCCTCGGCATCGTGGGCGATGGCGTGAACGAATGGCTGCCGCTAGCGCGGGGCTTCATCGAGCAGATGGCGAAGGACGGCGGCGCAACGAGCTTTGTGGCCGAAGGACGGGAAGGGTGGGCGGCGCTCTTCCCCGACGCGAAGAAACTCCGCGTGACATACGAGGTTAGCCTATGACCGGCTCCAGCAAGCAAACGACGACGACGACAAACAATCAGCCTTGGTCTGGCGCACAGCCGGCCCTCGGTCAGGCATTGGGCGGCGCACAGGATCTGGTCAACAGGGGTATCGGTACCCAGATCTACACCGGAAACACGTTCGCCCCGGCCTCTCAGGGCAGCGTCATGGCGGCGGAAGCATCCGGCAGCCTCGGTTCGTCCAACGTCAACGGCAAGGGCCTCTCCGGGCAGTACCAGGGCATCATCAACAATGGCGGCTTCAATTCCGCTCAGTTGGGCGCCCTGAAGAACACGCAGGATTTGGCGAATTCCACATGGTCCGTCTCTCCTGAGCTTCAGAAGATCATCGACCAGACGAACGCCGATGCAAACACCAACGTCAGCTTGGCGAACTCTGCAGGCGGTCGATACGGGTCCGGTGCAGGTAACGCGGCGATTGCCGATGCCGTCAGCAAGAACACGAACAACCTGCTCTATAACGACCTGAACAACTTCAACAGCCGCAAGGACGCGGCGAACGCTAACGCCTTCAACATGGGAAGCACTGGTTTCGGTCAGCTTGGGTCTGCCTATACCGGCATGCAAGCGCCAATCCAAAACCTCGCGCAGTGGGGCCAGTTCGTGGACGACTACAACACCAAGGAACTGAACGACAAGCTCCGAATCTTCAATGAATCCCAGACAAAACCATGGGAGCAAATATCTCGCTTGAATGCGATCGCATCGGGCGCTGGCCAACTCGGCGGAACGACTACGCAGAGTCAGCCTGGACAGAATCCGTTCCTTACCGCCCTTGGCTACGGCCTTACGGGCGCTGGCCTTCTGGGGAGCTTCTAAATGGCGATTTTCCCTACTCTTGGCAGTCAGGTGATTCCGTCATGGCTCACCAACAATTCTGACACGCTCCTAAACGCAGGTGTTGGCCTTCTCAGCGGACGTACGCCGAATGAGCAAGCCGCTGGTCTTGCGCAAGGCGTCGGTCAAGCTCGTCAGCGTAACAAAACGCTAGAGTTCCTTCGCCAGAACAATCCGGATCTTGCGGCAGCCGTTGAAAGCGGCGCTCTGTCCGGTGGCGATGCCTACAAGCTGTTCTATCAGCAAAAGCTTGAGGCGCAGAAGCCGCGTCCTCTCTCGTTTGAGACGCTCCCTGATGGAACATATGGCAACTTCGATTCTCAGACGGGCACTTTCAGCCCTATCGGCAAAGCTGCAAAGGCCGGTGGGATGGATGACTACTCCAACCGCGCAAACGCCGCCGCAAGCCTCGGCCTAGCTCCTGGCGATCCCCGCTATCAAGCGTTCGTCCTCACCGGCAAGATGCCCCGCGAAGACGCGCAGCCGCTCACGACGACCGACAAGAAGGCAATTCTTGAGGCGGATGACGCTATCTCTACCAACAAATCGGCTATCGGTCTTCTCGATCAGGCGCTTGCCATCAATGACAAGGCCAATTCGGGCTGGTTCACTGGCGCACGAGCCACGGCCGGCAACAATCTGCCGGATTGGGCAGTTCCTGACGCGCTTTCTTCACCGGAAAGCTCGGCAGCAACGACCGAATACGATAATCTGGTGCAGCAGGGCGCTCTAAGCCAGTTGAAAACCATCTTCGGCGGCAACCCGACTGAAGGCGAACGGGCCATCCTGCTTGAACTGCAGGCGTCGTCCAGCAAGCCACCGGAAATCCGCAAGAAGATCCTGCAGCGGGCCAAGGAACTGGCAAACAACCGCCTGATGCTCAACCAACAGAGGGCTGACCAGCTTCGCGGCGGTGATTTCTACAAGCCGCAGGGTGGCATGAGTGGTTCCGGCCCCGGCCCACGCAAAACCTCCACAGGCACCACTTGGAGCGTCGAATAATGCCGACACTGAACATGGCGACCAGCAACGCTAGAGGCCTACTCTCTCCGGGGAATATTGACCTTGCCAAGCGGCCTGTAGTCAAAAACCCAGACGGGTCTATCAGCACGGTGCGTTCAATGTCGTTCAACGAGGACGGCAAAGAGATACTTGTCCCCACGGTTTCTCCTGACGGGAAGCTTCTCGACGAAAATCAAGCCATCGATCTGTACCATCGGACGGGGCAGCACCTTGGGATATTTGATAACCCAGAGGACGCGACGATTTACGCTCAGACCCTTCATAATCAGCAGGATCAAATGTATTCCGCGCCGAAGCAGGGGGTAACACTCAATATCAACGGCCGAAAGGTGACGGTTGACGACTCTTTCCTGCAACTATCGCCAGAGGATCAGGAAAAGACCGTTGACGAGATCGCCTCGCACCTTGGCGCACCCAAGCAGGACGCTGCGCAGGTAGAGCAACCGTCAGCCGATGATGACAGCCAGAAGTCTTTGCGCTCCGAACTGTCTGCCATGACGCAGAACCCGGCAAAGGCGCTCTACGACCAGCGCCCAACGTGGCAGAAGCCACTCATCGCGGCGCAGGATATCGGCAATATCATCGGGGATGACCTGACCTTCGGCTTTGGCGACAAGGCTGCAGCGGCTCTTCGTGCGCCCTTCACTGACAAGACCTATGCCGAGGAGCTTGCAGCCAATCGACAGGGCACGCAGAACGCCCGCGATCGAGCCGGTAGCGCTGCCTATGGGGCAGATGTGACGGCGGCTCTCATGCTCCCGCGCCTTCTCCCTGCCGGTCAGGTTGCCAACGCATCCGCTGGTGTTCTTCCGAAACTCGGCCGGTTTGCCGGGGGCGTCGTCAAGGGCGGTGCGCAAGGCGCTGCCGTAGGCGCGGCGCAGGCTGCAGGCCATGACACTGATATTGGTCAGGGCGCCGCAGCCGGTGCTGCCTTCGGTGCTGCTGTTCCTGCGGCGCTCGGCATTGGCAAGACGGTCGGTGGCGCTGTTCTGAAGCCCGTTGCTGACGCAGTGCGCGCTCGCGCAAATCCCTCTGGCTATGCCGCCGGCAAGATCGCTGAACGGCTCAACAATGGCGGCATGTCGGTCGATCAGGCAGCGGCCCGCGCGGCGCGTGACGGTCTCTCCCTGGCTGATGTCGGGGGCTCATCCACGCGTGACCTCCTACGAACCACAACCAACATTCCCGGACCTGCTCGGTCTCGTGTTGCCTCTCAGCTTGCCTTGCGCCAGATGGGGCAGGGTGATCGCCTGAAGCGCGTTGTAGGTCAGACGCTGGCCGATCCTGACGGCTATCTGGCTGCAAAGGACGAGATCGCGGAGACGGCAAAGAAGATTGCCGGCCCGCTCTATCGAGAAGCCGAGAAGACACCTATCCACTTCACCAAGGAGCTTGAGGGCATCATCAATACGCCTGCCGGCCGTAGAGCGCTGGCAAAGGCTGAAGAGCTTGCAGCCAATGAGCAAGTGCCGTTCAAGCAGATGTTCGTCAACATTGCCGACGATGGCACGGCGACATTCAAGCGCGTTCCAGATCAGAGGGCTTGGCAGTATATCAAGACGGCCCTTGACGACATGGTTGACGCGGAGACCGACAGCATCACGAAGAAGGTCACGAATGATGGCCGGATCATCAATAACCTGAAGAACCGTATGCTTTCCGAGCTCGATGCCCAAAACCCGACCTATGCGGCGGCGCGCAAGGCGTGGGGCGGTCAACAGTCACTCGACAAGGCCCTTGAGTTTGGCCGCACTGCCATGTCTCAGTCGCCGGAATCGGTTCGCCGCAGTCTGGCAGCCATGGGCGCCCCTGAGAAGGAAGCCGCCCGCGCCGGGGCTGCCGAGTGGATTCGCAACTCGATCGATCAGGCAGGCTTTACGAACAATGCCATCCTGAAGTTCTTCAGCAACCGCCAGCAGGTCAAGAACCTGCGCGCGCTCTTCGACAACGATGCGCAGTTCAAGACCTTCCGGCAGGCGATCTTTGCCGAAGCCAAGAAGCGATCGACCTATGACGCGGTACGTGGCAACTCGACCACGGCACGCCAGATGGCAGACATGTTTGAGACTGGCGGCGCGTCCGAGGGCTTCAACACGGCGAAAACGGCTGTCACGCAGGGCGTTATTCCGGCTGCTCTGCAATTCGTCGGCTCACGCCTGCGGATGCTCGGCGGTCTCACGCCACAGGTTGCCGACAACATCTCCAAGCGCCTGATGACGACCTCGCCAGAAGTGCGGGCGCAGATCACCTCCGAGCTTCAGCGCATCGAGCAGGCTCGCATCAGTGCGGCAGAGAAGTCTCAGGCTGTAAGGGCGTTGCTGGGCAGAACTGCGGCAATCGTCGGAAGCGGCGCGGTCGTCCAGGCGCAGCAGTAGTTATTCGCTGCTCTTCGAAGGCTTCAAGAGCCAATAGAGGAGCAGGCCGAAGACCACGAACATGGCGTAGTCGCGCCAGTCAAAATGTGTTCCCGGCGATTGGCGTTGAAAGCCAACGGCCAGAGTTCCACCAATGAGTCCTGCTGCTGCAAGAAGCGGGTGCGGTTGTTTCACTTAGAATCCTCGGTTGGGTTCGCCGCCCACGCACAAATTAGCCGAAATCTTCCAAACATCCAAGTGAGGTCCACATGGCATCTCGCCGTGAATACTATTCCTCGCTCCGCTCAAACCCTAATGTGCAGCGTGCGCTAGCGTCCATCAGGGCTGCAGAGGGTACGGCGCGCTATACGGACCCTTATTCCGTGGGGTTTGGCGGGCGACAGATCGGTGATCTCAGCCAGCATCCAGGAACAATGTCGGCATTCTCGGACCTTTCCGGGAACCGGAAGAAGACGAGCGCGGCCGGGGCTTATCAGTTCCTCGACCGGACATGGGGGAACCTAAGCGGAAATCTCGGGCTTCGGGACTTCGGACCAGAAAGCCAGGATATCGCCGCGATCGGTCTCCTCGATCAGTCCGGCGCGCTGGATAACGTGCTTGCTGGTGACGTCAATGGCTTCGTGAACGACGCCAATGGAACGTGGGCATCTCTGCCGGGGTCACCGTACAACCAGCCGACCCGCACCCGCGCCTTCATCAACAGCGCGTGGAACAACTACACGCCGCTGGCTGACATTCCCGACAACGCCCCCACGCCAACGTCACGCCCTCCTGACCTAGAAGGCATCCTAAGCGCCGACTACAGCGCGCCTGTGTCATCGGTCCAACGCTCTCCCCTGAAGGATGTAGACATGCGCGTCCAAAGACAGCCCACCATGCAAACCGTTCCGGACCTGATGTATGACCGGTTCGCGACCACACCATTTGATGCATCACGATTTGCAGCCGCACCCGGAGCAACAGGAAAGAACGCCCTCCGTCGCGGCCTTCTCGATCAGCAGCTAGACGCCGGCATTCTCCCGTCGCTCGACAATCCGGCCTATGCGGCGATGCAACAGCCCGATTACGTGGATCCCACGGTAACAAGCGCCTACGCAGAACCCGCCTCGATCAAGACAGCAGCCGTTCAGGCTCCTCCAGCCTTCGACGCTCAATCGGGGCTAACCGGTGGCCTGCTGTCACCTCAAGAGCAGCGGGCGGTAGCAGCACAGCGCGCGTATCTCGACCAGCAGCCGTTCAACAAGGCCCCGTCGCAGTTCGGCAACAAGGCCAGAGAGGCGGCTGGGAGCATCCTAGGCGCTGTCTTGGGTGGCCTCACACTCGGACCTGTCGGCGCCATCGGCGGCGGTCTTCTCGGCAACGTCGTCACGCGCCCCGGTGGAATTCTCGGCAGCGAGTTCCCTGACAAGCCTAAGAGCCAATCACGCGGCGACGGCAGCCTGACGGACTACGGGCGCTCGGTCGCCAATTCCAGTTCTCAATTCTCCAGAGCGCTCTCATCGGGCGGAAAGGGTCTATACTGATGGTTTCCCCTAAGACGCAGTTCCTCGACTGGGACACCACGGCGAGCGCAAACACAGAGATCAACAATATTGGCATTCAGGGAACGAATGCCGTTTCGAATTTCGATGACGCTTTCCGCACGCTCATGGCGCAGTTGCGCTCTGGTGTTGATGGAAAGGCCGTGTACGCAGCGAAGAGCGGCAACTACACGGCGGTAGCGAATGACAATAACGCCGTCCTCCGCTTTACCGCGAATGCAACTCTGTCCCTCACGGCTGCCGCTACCCTGGCCACGAACTGGCATATCACGGTCATTGCGCAGGGTGGTGATGTCACCATTGACCCGAACTCCTCGGAGACGATCAACGGCGCTACTACGCTTCTCGTGAAAGATGGGCAGACTGCAATTGTGGTCTGCAACGGAACAGCCTTCTTCGCGCAGGTCGTCGGCGCGGTTACGTCTGGCATTGCTATACAAGGCAAGCTTTTCGGCCTGACTCTCTCCAACAACGTCTCAGACGCCACAAACGATATCGACATTGCGGCCGGCAGTGCTGCTTCCGATACGTCTCCATATTACCTAATGACGCTAGCGGCTGGCATCACCAAGCGCCTCGATGCTGCTTGGGCGGTCGGGACAAACCAAGGTGGCTTGGATACCGGATCGCCTGCCAATACCTCATATTTCGTCTGGCTCATCCAGAGATCTGACACTGGCGTTGTTGACGTTCTATTCTCCGCGTCCTCCACCTCTCCGACGATGCCAACCAATTATGACCGAAAGCGCAGAATTGGGGCGATCATTCGAGAGAGTGCGGCGATTGTTGCCTTCAAGCAGGTTGGGAACGTGTTCAAACGCGCCCCCGCCGTTTCGCTGAACTCAACCAGCGCTGTTGCGTCCACCCTCGTGAGCCTTGCGGTTCCGGTCGGCATTGTGGTTCAGCCTATCTTGAACTCCTTCATGCAGATCCCGGCTGCCGCCTCTGCAAGCAACCTGATCGGGGACGCAGCGGTTGGATCGGCAAACACCACTATTCACCAGCTCGTAAGCAACTTCGGCACGACAGAAGTGAATGCCGAGCGTGTGACCATTCCAGGCGGCTTCTTCACGGACACGTCAGGGAATATCTACTTCGCCCGCGTGATTACCAGCGGCTCCATTACCACGAACACCATGACCGTTCTCGGCTGGATAGACGACAGGGGGCAGAATGTCTGACGTTACCAGCTACGGCGCCCTTCTAGACGGCGTCACGGACGACTCTGCCGCGATCCTTGCCGCTATTGCCTCGGACGGTCGGGCAGATATCCCTTATACGCCAACCGGCTTCGTTGCCGGGGATATCGACCTCTTTGCCGGCCAGAAGATCGTGGGCCACGGCAAGCCGACATGGAAGATCAAGGCAGGGGCATCTTGCGGCATAAGTCTCAAATGCTTCTCCGTCGATCGCAAGGCGAAGGTCTCCGAGATCACATTCGACGGCTCCCTCGGCGGCGCGACGGCGATCAGGGCGGCAACGGCTAATGCGGTTGTGTTCAATCCCCGCCTACATGATCTCGCGTTCAAATACTGCGTTGAAGCGATCGGGGACGAGCCCAGCGCGTCGAATTGGGTCGTTGACATGTCCGTGACGGATAGCACGGCCTACTTCACCAAGGGGCGACAGGTCTACCTGCGGAGAACGCGCGGGTTCCTCAAGTGGGAAGATTTTCGCGTAGACCACACCTACAATACCTGGCAGACGCCTTGGGAAGGGGTGCGGCTGGAAGACGTGATCGGCATCGATATTTGCCGTGTTGACGTGCTTGGCCCCACTCAGCCGACATCGACATATCAGCCTGCATCGATTGGGTTCTACCTGAAGGGCATCAACGGCAGTGGCAAGATGAGTGGCTACATCCATCGCCTGCTGGTGGATAATACGAGAGGCCCAGGCATCAAGATCGAGAATTTTGGTAACGTGAAGGGCGAGAAGCTGGAATCCTACCAGAACTATGGCCCCGGCATCGAACTGAATGGCGTCTTCAATTTCGCCTTCTCGGAGGTAAAAGCCTCTGGCATGGTCGGAACGGAAGCGCAGCAACCAAATGCTCCCGCAGATGTCAGCGGCATTTCACTTATTGGTTGCTCTCATGGCGATATCTCGGCGCCAGAATCTCTATTCAACACGGGCCATGGCATCGTCGTAAAGAACAGCCTGTTCTGCAAGATCCGTGGCGGATGTTCCAACAGCAACACCAAGAACGGCTATGTGGAAGATGGGACATCAAACCGCAACCTGCTCGCAGACATGGATTCCCTGTCCAACGGCCTGAACTCAGCCGTTCAGATCGGATCGGCATCCACCATCAGAGATATAATGCCGAACGGAGGCACAAGGACGGGGAAACTAACCGGAGCGGTAACGGTTTAGTTGCATATCAACTTATTTGCCGCTATAGGTGTCCTCTGTTAGAGGGCATCACACCACATGCAGAATAGAAACGTCGAGCTAGATGGCTTGCGCGGCCTGGCAGCGGTTGCGGTGGTATTTTACCACGCCGTTCTGGCCCCGATCGGCAGTTCACCGGCTGCCCTGTTGCAACCAATCCAGTCTCTGTCAACGATTCGGGATGCCGTAACTAAGGTGGCGCTGACGGTCGTTAACGGCCATAGCGCGGTCCTCCTCTTCTTCATCTTGAGCGGGTTCGTTCTGACGCTATCGCTAGACAAGACTAATGGGAACGCCTTTTCGATCATCGTTAAATTCACCATCAGGCGGGTGTGCCGTCTATATCCGTGCCTGATCGCTTCCTTGCTCCTGTTGTGGGCCGTATCGCTCATCTACCAAAGCGTAGGGGCAAAGTTCCAAGTGGTGACGATCGACGCGTTTCTTCAGAACGCCATTCTGGTGAAAAACGTCATGATCGGGCCCACGCATACGATCCAGGTCGAATTGCTGGTTATCCCGTTCATGCTCGCGATGTTTGCCACGCGGGCGGTGTTCGGAACTTGTGGCGTGCTGGCGTGGGTTGTCTACTCAGTCATTGCGATGGATTACCCGAACATGGTGCTGAACTTCCCGTACCTGGGTGATTGGCTCGTTGCCTTTGCGTTCGGAATGCTGGTCGCGTCTCCGCTTGCCAAGAACCTCACAAAAGGAACAAGTGGCATTGGCATTGTGGTGTTGACCGTTGCTTTCGTCTTCTGCCGGCTGTTCTCGCCGCTACTGGATCATACCGCCGTGGTGACGCAGATAATCGCGGGAACATGGTTGGTGGCCGCGCTTTATTATTCGTCGTCAGATAGCTCGGTTCGGTCCTTCCTCGGTCACCCTACCGTCCAGTTGCTAGGCAAGATCAGCTACAGCCTTTATCTGATCAACGTCATTGTGATGCTGGTCATCCTGTCGTTCTTGCATAACCCTCCGATTTATAGGGATATGCCGCTGGAGATTGGCCTTCTGGTTGGTCTGGCTACCACGCTATTATCGATCCCGGTCAGCATCCTGTTTGAGCGGTGGTTTGAGCAGGGCGGTGTCAATCTGGGCAGGCAATTAACGAAGCCACGCCGGCCGATGGCTTTTGCGGCAGCCGAGTAAATCTTAGATAGCGTCGTCGATGACGGCCTGATTGTGCTCGGCGTCTGTCATCTCGCGATACTGCCACTCACCTCGGACCTGTCGGCCCCAAAGCTCTGAATCGGCTGACCACCGGCCATTCTCAAGCCTCACCTTGCGGTAACGCGTGACACGGTGCCACTCCGAGGTGTCGCGCATGATGTTGATGTAGAGCACAAAGGCTCCGATCAGCGCGAAAGCACAGGCGAGAAATAGACTGATGGCTTCGTTCGACATGGCGCGACCATAGACGAAGAAAAGTAATCCTACAATCTGGAGCGTTCCATGGACCGCAAGCATTTCTTTGATGCTGTGCGCGAGACGATCTTTGACGGCTCGCTGAAGCAATATCAGGTGGAGGGAATGGAGGCGTTGCTTGATGCCTGTTCCGAATTGCAGGTGGCTGATCAGCGTCACGTTGCCTATGTGCTCGCGACCCCAATGATTGAAACCGGCGGCTCGTTCGTGCCCATCGTCGAAAACCTGAACTATTCGGCGAACGCGCTGAAGGCCAAGTTCGGGGGTCGCATCTCGTCAACAGACGCCGATCGGTACGGACGTACATCCCAGCATGCCGCCAATCAGCCGGAGATCGCCAACCGCATCTATGGTGGGGACTGGGGCCGCACCCACCTAGGGAACACCGCCAGCACTGACGGATGGACGTTCCGAGGCCGTGGGCTTTGCCAGATAACCGGCCGTGCCAATTACGCCAAGTTCGGTGTAGTTAGTGACCCCGATCGCGCCGCAACTCTTCCGACGGCAGCCACTATCATGGTGCGCGGGATGCGGGACGGGTTGTTCACCTCCAAGAAACTCTCCGACTATCTGAACGATGCCGGCACGGACTACGTGAACGCACGCCGCATAATCAATGGTCTGGATCGTGCGGAGGAAATCGCAGGTTATGCGAAGAAATTCGAGGCGGCGCTCCATGCTTAACTACATCAAGCGCAGCACCCTCAAGCGCGAGGCTTCCTCGATCCTCATGCTGTGGCTCCTCGGCATGTCGACTTATGTGATCATAGTCAGCAGCGAGCCGATCAAGGTGCAGATCCTAGAGAGCTTCATCTATCCCATCGGGCTTATTTTCGCCGGTGCGTTCGGCCTTGACTGGATCAGCAAGCAAACAACCATCGCCGGTCCCGCGACCGCCAAGAAAGAAGAGGATGCTGGTTGATGCCCTCCTTCCTCCTCGGCCCTTTGGGTAAGCTTGCGGGTGTGGTCTTGATCGTCCTGGCTGCCTTCCTCGGGTTCCGTCTGTGGCTTGCCTCCCACGATACGGCGATCCTTTCCGGCTACGTCCTGTTGTCCGAAAAGACAGCGGCAGAAGCAAAGGCTGCCGAGATTGAACGTCAACGCGATGCGGCCTCCCAAGCGCTGGACGAGCACCGCAAACGGCTGGCTGCTGCCGAGGCTTCACAGCAAGCGGCGAAAGACACCCTTGAGAGCGAGATCAAAGCCTATGAGCTTCAGCTATCCGAAAAGAACCGTGCTTGCCTTGCTGATGCTGCCGATCGGGATTTCATCCTGCACCACTGACCGGCTTAAGAAATCAGCCACAGTCCAAGGAAAGATCGCCGCCGGAATTAATCTTCCTGCCTGGCCTGATGATTGCCGCGAGCTAGAAGCTCATGCTTCGGTCGACGTTGGTTCAGAATTGCGTTCAGTACTCGTCAGGGAACGAAGCGCCTTGGATCGACAGAACGCACGCACGGGGCGTTGTGCGGCGTTCTATGACGATGTGCAAAACAAATACGCCGGCCGATAAAGCCATAGCATTGAAGAGCAGTTGAAGGGGCCGGGGAATTGACGCCAACGGACGAAGGTACGATGCATCGAGAAATCGGCATGCTAACGGCGAAGGTCGATATGATCCTCGAGGGGATACGACGATCGGAAGAGAAGGCAGACGTTAGCCGTGCCTCGACGCATAGGCGCATGGACGAGATTGTCGATCGCGTGAGCAAGATGGAACTCTCAACTGCTTCGGTTCAAGACGATGTCAAAGAAATGAAGCCTACGGTAGAGGAAGTGCAGCGCTGGAAACTCATGGGGCTCGGAGCGCTCGGGGTTATAGGGATAGCCGGTGTAGCGCTCGGCGTGACGTTCGCCGATGTGATCCGCCGTATCCTGATGGCGGCCTTTGGTCGCTGATTAGAAAATCCTTATAAACGTCTTGACTCTCCGGTTTGAATCCTCACCTGATTCGGCCGGAGGAAATGCGTATGGCAGAGTACATAGGTGAACACATCAGTATCAGAGACTGCATCGTCTGCGTTGAGAAGCGGAACGGCGTGAACATGCGCCGGCACTCAACCTTGGCGGATCTGGCTTACAGCCTTCTCTACCGCTGGCCGGAGGATCATCGAGGCAAGGAGTGGGTGGTTGCCCAGACCATGTGCCTGGAGGCGATGGAAGGCCCCAGAGATCCGGAGCAGGCGAGGGCGGCATTCGTAGCCGCGGCAATGGCTGCCGAGATGCTGATGGTCAAGGAAGAGTATATCCAGCAGCGGCCGGAGAGGCGCCCAACTAAAGGCAAGCGCGGTCAGGCTTCAACGACCCTCTGACCTCGGCGTCATCACCTCGTGGCACAGCTCCCAGTATTCCTCGACCTTCTGTGTCGCCTGTCTCGCCGTGTCCACATAGCCGGCATTAGGCGTCGGTGGCTTGCCCATGCAGGTCCGAGGCCATGAGCCTGCCCAGTGCCATTTGCCTTTGGTCGTGCCGTTCGTCTCTTTCCTGATCCTGCCCAGATACGCGGTGCCGTCGAGGCCGGTGAAGTCAAGATCGGTCGGCGGGTCCTTGTCGTCGATCTTGGTTGGGCGCCATTTGTATTTGGGTTGGTAGGGTGTCATCATCCTGCAAGACTACCGATATCCACAGACGGCGAAAACTGTGGATCTCATTTTAACAGTTTGCCCTTGACGGCACTGGAATCGTTGGGTGATTTCGAGCGTCATTTTACAGGGGCACTTCGCGCATAGGCTTGATTTTGCTCACCATGCGATGGGACTCTTAATCAGCGGGTCGTAGGTTCGAGCCCTACATCACCCACCAGATATCCCTTTATTGTTCAAGCGCGCTTATTTTCAAGAGAGAATTCTCGCTCGATTGCGCAACCCAAAATGTCCGGTAATGTTTCGATTGGAGCGAAGATTCCCGAGGAATTCCCGAAGAACAATTGGCCGTTGCTTGACCCATATGTTGACACCTTTCGGAAACACTAGATTGGGTCGTCTCTCGGGCGTTTCCTCGACTTTCGGCGGTTCCTCGACGTAGGGTGTGCCCCCTATTCCAACACCAATTGGCTTGATGAAGACCAAACAGAAAAGGCGCTTTGATCGAGTGCCGAAAAGGTTTGCCACGGGCCGCCGATATGCCAGCCCATAGCCCTACAACAGTGATGTCGACACCCCGAGGGCCAAGACGAACTCCTGTCGCTGTGGAGCGCAGCCCGGTGGCCCGCCGAGCAGCCGCTTGGATCATGAAGCTGACCCATCATGAGTTCTACACTCTGGCCAAGAAGAGGGCAGTTGCGGTTCAACCGACGAAGCCGGGCTGGCCGGAATTTCGAGATCGAAGCCCCCGTCATGCGGCCGGGTCAACAATGCCTCTCGCCGACTAATCCAGCCTGGTTCCCCATCTAGTGCCATCTGGTCAACTCTCGCGTAATCCACTCGCATCTGCATCAGCGCAGATTCTGATGGCATAACCGCTCTTGTCGGGCTGTCAGACATAAACCCGCCCTTTGCACCGCCCATTAAAGGGCAACGCTTCCCCGAAAGGAGCTAGTGTGGCGGGTTGGCGCTTCCTCCTGGCGTTTTGCACTTCGAAAGGTCGCGGGCTTCCTTCAGTTAATTGACATCGTGGACGATTGAAGCGACGCTAATTAATAGTGATTCGGATCGTTATTCGCTTCCTTCAAAGCGATCCACTCGTCACGTGCGTCAGTCCCTCCGAGTCGAAAGAGCTATCAGAGGAGATACGCTATGATACCTTCCAGTCTCTTTTACGATTTCGTTGATGCCCAAGTCGCGTTCAAAGTCGTGCAGAGGAACCTTAATAGTCCTAACTTGGTATTCAGCGTGCCACGAGCGAAAGATGGGCAACTCCGGTTAACGATGCTTGGAAGTCAAGCCCTCGTTGGTTCGCCCGATGCTGTCCTGGCACGCCTAAACGCGCTTCTCTGCGAAGACTCCAAGCGTCAGCCTCAGAAGTTTTCTCTTAGACAGGCTACCGCTGGCGGTAAGCTCATCAGTTATCTGATCCTTCCGGAGGCCGACAGGGGCAAGCAGATGGGTATGCCAGAAGAAATATCTGGCGAATGTCGTATCATGCCTGCCGACTATCCGAATGGTGAACGGGAGACGGCGGTAGTAAGTGCACTTGTTGCACAGAAACGAAGCTTCCATCTTATGGAAATGGTCGGCAAAGATAGCTTCCAGGAGATTGGTCGACTGTCGCCGCACGCCCTGCCGAGAGAAATCCACGAAAAACTGGCGGCGAATGGCTTCTATGAGGAAAGCTTCGTGAGCCTCTATGGCGAGGAAGCCTTCGAAGAGGCTCGATTGAAGCTAAAAGAGACCTGGAATAACTGGACTGCCGCCAATCTCGACGTCCGACACGCCCCTCATTAAGAGAATGCTCCCACCCGGAAGTCCAGCGAATCTGGAAAAATGGAACACTTAGTCAACGTGGAAAAACGCGAAGATTAAAGTGGTTCCGCAGACCGCGAAACTGAAAGTTCCGAGCGAGCGTAAGTGATTGGCAGGGCGCGGATAAGGACGCGATACGGTTCTAAGGGCAAGCCAAACGTCAGCTGACGACTGCTGTGTAGGCCCAGTGTCCGGTGAACCGAACCTCCTCTTCCTACATGGCTTCTACGAACAGAAAGCGCTCGGCCGTTCGGCCTTCACCACAACACCTTCGGAAGGCAGCCTGCCCCTTCAAAGCATTGCTGCAAAATAATACGCACCCCTTTAGCGCATCGCTCCAATGAGCCGGGCGAACTCCCGTTCGGGAACACCGTAAGCATCACCCGCGAACGCTTGTAAAGCTTGGCGATCTCGTATGGTTATCTGCCCCCTTTCGGCAACGATTAGGCGATGGCCCTCAAGAATATGGAGCGCTGTCGTCACGCTTGGACGTCTCACGTTGAGCAGTGCCGCCAAGAAGTCATGCGTAACGGGCAGCCGATCGCCAGCCGTGCGGTCGTGAACCATCAATAGCGATCGCGCTAGCCGTTCATCTATGCGGTGAGTGGCATTCGTAAGGGCAGTGTAGGCCGTTTGGACAAACAGCGTCTGCGCGTAACGGCTGAGGAGCTTTCGCATCGTGCGGCTTTCGATAAGGGCCGCAAACAGGTGTTCGTTTCTAATCCGATGAGCACTCCCTTCAACCTGCATGAATACTTTGAAGGGTGCTTGATCGTCTTCAAAGAGACTGTTTGGAGGCGACATTCCCTCGCGGCCGAAAATCCCCACTTCGACGGACTTTCCGGATGGCGAAACAGCCATGATCGAGCCAATGCCTGACTCCGGAAAATAGCTGAAATCTTGAGGCTGATTGGGCTCGGAAAGCACTGTTAGGCGCGGTAGGTCGATTGACTCCAGATTCTTCTGCAGGCGCTCGCGGTCGTCGTTTTCGAGAAGATTAAGAATCCTGTTGAACATTGCATTCCTGCACGCACCGTCTCACCAAGGATAATATTCACCACCGCAGCACACTTCCAATCCGGAACACGGCGACCTCTTCTTTGTTCCAACAGCGGGAACCGCCGCGCGACCCTATCTTCCTCCAATTACGCATCCTCTCATCCGCCGATCCCCAAGTTCTCTGCATTCCAGGTGCGTGGAGCCATTTGCTGAGGCGGTTGGGCGGTGGACGGCCATTATTTTCAATACATAACGCACCGTCGGAGGGCGTAACTGGGAGCGGGTCTGCCACGCTGCAGCTAGTGCAGTTGCCGGTGGGGGGCGGGCGACAGCATTTCCACCGCCGCGTTGGCAATGATCGCCAGCTGTTCCCAACCGCCCATGCTCCGTAGCGGCCCATTTATGGGCTGTATTGAGGTAACGATGCACCGTGCTCGGTTTGGGAGAGTGGTTGTCAGACGCTTGTTCGATTCCTCAACCCCCTGTGCAACGTAGTTCACCGATTTTGGTCGGGCGCTTCGGTGGGCACGATCAGAGGTTTCGTCCGTCAAGACAAGCGGCGTCGATAGCCCTGGTTCACGACCACCACTTTGTTCTTCCCTCGGGCTTTCAGCGAGAGGCGCTCCCGCTCCCGAAAAGCCGCGTCGGCGCTTCGGTCGGTTCGGGATGTGGCTGAGGGGCTGATTATCGCTTTCACCAGTGGGGTTGGGGCTATCAAGATATTCTTCATGTCGGGCGGGGAGCGGAGCAAGGAGCCCGCGCCCGTCCCGTTCGGAGGGGAGACAGCAAAACTTGAAGCTCCGACGGAGATAACTGTTACGCCTAATTTACCGGATGCCTCCGCTTGGCATCTATTCGAGCACACCGATTTGCCCGGCTACGACCTGCCCGGAATGCCACTGAAGCTGCTCGCAGCGGAAGAGTGCAAAATGGCTTGCGAGGGGAATGATCGCTGTCGCGCGTTCACGTTCAACGAAGTCCATCAT